TGGAGTCAGGCTTAGGAGGCTGGACTTGAGGAACACTATTTACAGGAGTTTCTTCTTGTTGTAAAGAAGGAACGTATTCTTTTGCTTTTTGCAACTTATAGTTGGCATCGGCAATCTTTTGCTGTGCTTTTAGCAATAAATCTGGGTCGCCCATGTCATAAGCATGTTTAAACTCAGTATTTGCTGCCTCAAGTTCAAGGGATGCTGCACTCTTATAAGTATCTAAATAGTTTCTCTCGCCATGAGAAAGTCTATTTTTAAGATGCTTATTTTCTTCCAGCGCCCTTTGAGCAAAACTAACCGCTTCTTGCTGCTCGCGGAGTGCGCGTTCTTTCTCGCGCCGCTCATCGTGCCAGACCTTTTTCATCTGTAGCATCTTGGTTTTGACTTTGTCGGTATAGTCTTCCAACTCGTCGCTATCAAGTTCATCTACAATATTTTTAGGTAGCGGTTCACGGCCACGGTCTGCCGCAGGCGTGTCATCCTCTATCTCAAAATCAAAATCATCTTTATCTTCTTTGGCTGAAGCTTTCTTTTCCTGCTTTTCATCAGGAAATTCAAACTCTTCATAGCCTTCTTTATCACTCATTTGTGCCTCCTTAGGCTCTTGAAATACCGCGTGGGTCAGCTACTACTGCTTCAACCGTGTCGTCATTAATCAGACGGAACTCGCGGCCATGAATCTTTAGCCGAGTGCCTGAGTTTGGCCGAGCAAGAATAAAATCACCCTCGTTGCACCACGGTCCCGTTGGGAACTTAGTAGTGTCGTTGTAGCAGTCCGGCCCCATCTTGATTACAAAAAAGACGGTAGCTAATGCTTCTTCAAAACGTCGAGTTTCATCAGCTTTGATGAGTCCACTCTCGTACTTGTCTTCCGCTTCAGGGATCGTCACAAGGATGTGATAACCCGATGGCTCTGGAAGTTGTTTTGCTTTTTCTTCGGCTGTCTGCGGCAGCGTCGAAATTTCACCGCTTTCTGTAGCGATGGCGATTTCACTCATCTGATTGCTCCATAAGTTTTGCTAGGTCGAGGATATAACCTTCAGTTGTGGAGAGTCCTCGTATCTCCCCGCAAAGTTTTTGATACTCCGAAAAATCTTTTGCTGCGCTTTGTGAGACAGCTAAGATTAATTGGTCACGACGTTCCCGCACCTGCTTTAACAACACTTCTAAAACTTTGTCCATCACTCACCTCTTGGCGGTTTGATCTGGTTTATTGATGATTGATCTTTGGCGATTTGAGTGCCAAGTCGCACACCTTCTGCTTCCATCTTTGCTTCGAGATCTGCTTTGTCTTTGGCGGATTTGGCGCCGACTTGCATACCTGCGATTGCTTTCTGGGCTTCAATTCTTTCGCGCTCGATTTCCATTTGATCTGCTTTGGCCGAGGCATCCAGAATTACTTTGTTTTTCTTAATTTCTGTTTCTTGCTTCTTAATATCTACTTCTTCCTTCTTCAACGCCAACTCTTGTTGCTGCATCTGAACCAGAGGATCTTGAGCTTGTTGTTGAGCTTGCTGTTGTGCAGCCTGCGCCTGATTTTGTTGCAACAGTTTTTGTGCTGCCGCAGCCATCATGCGCGAGTATTCAACTTCAATTTCCTTAGACATTTCTTCATCCATACTAGGAAGCGGAATGCCTAATTGCTCTTCAATCTTCTTACGATATTCAAACGCAGTATGCTCACTAATGTGTGCCTGCATAGCAGCCATCATTGCTTGCGCTTGTGGGTTCTGGCCCATAATTGCAGCAATTTTTGGATCCTTAATGGCAGACTGATGTACTGAAATATGCGCTTCATGGTCCTGATAAATAAATGCTTTAACAGGCTTCATGTTCATTACTGCCATGTTCTCTGACACAGGGTCTTTAGGCTTAAAGTCCTCTGCGCTAGGGATAAGTTTGCCGATGTTTTTGATGCCAAGCACCTCTAACATCTGCCGGTTTAATTCAACTTGATCGTAGATTTGTGGAGACTGTGCGGCCATCTGCATAACCGCTTGGTATTGCACAACCTTCTGCGCCATCGTTGCAGCGTTCGGGTCACTTACAGGGAGAATATCTACCTGATCGTAATCCGATTGTTTAACCGAGCGCTCTCCATCTACCGGCTCATACGCGTAATCTGGTGGTGTACAGTCACGAATAATGTCGCGCAGTAAACGGAACTCTTGCTTCATCGAGTAATGAATACGGGCCTGCACCGCAGACATTACTTTAAGAGTGCGCTCTAAGATAGCTAACGTAGTACCAACTGGTGAGTTGGCCGACATGTCAGCAACTTTCATATCAGCAGCAGAAGCAAAGCGACGGCCTTCTTCTACGATCTGATTCATTAAAGCCAGCAAGACTTGGCTTGGCTCTTTATATGGCAGCGGCAAAATGTTGTCGCGGATAGTTCCAGACGCCACATCAACGTCGCGGAATTCACCTGGGCTAATAGGCGTGTCGTCACCCTTTACACGCATACCCTTTGTCTTCAGACCGCCAGGTAAATTAGACAGCGTGCCGGCATCAACTAATTGCCGAATGATAGACGTACCAGACTTAGCAAACGCACCGATAAGATGAATCAAGCCAAAGCAATAGAAGCCAAAGCCAGGCACATAACCATAGTGAACAAAGTGGCTGCGCTTCTGCTTGGTCTTATCTTCTGGCCGCCAGTTACGACGAATGGCCAGAATTTCTTGCGACGACTTATCTATCGTCACAATATATGGCAGCGCTATACCAGTCTCTTCGCCATCATCATCGGTATCTTCATAACCTTCGAGATCCAAAAACACCTGCATCTCAATTAGCTTGTAGCGGTCATCACTGGTTGCCCGAAAGCCCATCTTCTCAGCAATTTTCTTCTCTACATCATCCAGCGTATCTACCGGCTCTGGCAGATCAATGTCACGATAAAAGCCAGCTACTTGCAAACGGCGTAAATCATTTTCGGTTTTGCGCATCACATGGGATACGCGGTCAGCCGTTTCTAAATTGCTTGAGCCATAAGGAACAACTACATCCTCTGCCGGCACAAACAAGGAAACCTGACGGTCCAACGAAGGATCAAAGTACACCTTCTTAAACGCATTGCCAGAAAGACCCAAGCCCCACAACATACGCTCATGCTCAGGACGATATTCAACCATCTTGTCCGTTAGCTGGAAGTTCATGTCATCCTGCACACGAATAGCAGCTTCTTTCTTCTCTGGTGTTTCCTTGCCGATGATCTTAGTCTTTACTGGCCCAGAAGCAGGAAAGGTTTCCATGATTGTCTCTGCTTGGAACTTAACCAATGCCTCTGACAACAGTGGATGGTAAACACCGCACGCACCCTCCCACGGTTCGGCGCGCTCCTCAATCTTCATGCCCAGCAATTCCAAGCCATCTACATAAGTCTGCATCCAATCTTTACGCGAACTAATGTCGTCATCAAAATCAGATAGCAAATCACCGGCCAATGAAGACAATGTACTGTCGTCAATATACTCGGCTAGGTTGGCGTCAAAATCATCTTCTGATTCTTCGTCCGGCACGATCTCAATCTCCATGCCCTCTAATTTAAGTCGGACCGCTTCTGGATCTTCAATCTCAATTTCAATATCCGGCTCACCAAGCATTGCCTCTAAGCCAGTCGGCGCCTGCGAAAGCGACTTATCAATATTCGTTGCCATAGTTGTCCTTAGTAATACGACTTTTTACGACGGAAGCCGATCTCATCTTCCTGTTCATCTGAATCTAACCGCAGAAACCCGCCCTGCCTAAATCTTATCAGTGCCTGTGTAGCCGAGTCAGTCAAGTCATCATGCTCAGCATTCGGAAACCGCGCCATTTCCTCTATTAACTCATCGGCCCAGCGCGTCTCCGGCGCCCAAACCTTACCAGATCGGAATAAATCTGTAACCGAATTAATACGCACGAACTTATCGTTACCCCTGACCGGCGTATAGTCCGAAACCATCACGCCCATCGCCCGTAACTCATATATAAGAGGCGCGCCTGCCGCTTTGGCCTCAATAATACAAGCATCCGGCTCCCATTCGTCATAAAACCGCTTAGCCGTGTCCTTCAACTCGGGGAATTCCATCTTATTCTTGTACGCGTCGAGCAAAATAATGTTCACATTCGCTTCGTCCTCGTTTAAATGGAACACTCCCCACGTAGTACAGGCCGAATAGTCCGACCGCTGGTTCTTAGTGAACGCCGTATCCCATGATTGGATAATAAACTCGCATCTCGGCGGCCTTTCTGGCTCCCAACGCTTCCACCAATCCCGTTTTACTATCGCGCCTTCCTCTCCGGTAGGCTTTTGCTGGTACTGGGCGTTCCATTTGTACGCCGGAAGCTCTTCTCTTAGCGCTTCTAGCTCCTCTAACGCCCAAAATTCGGGCCATAAAGACTTACCCGACGGCATAATCGCCGGTAATTCAATCACTTCCCAGTCCGTATTGTCATTTTTTAACACTTTGCCAGTCAAATCTTTATCTGACCAGCGTGTCATCACAATAATAATCGCCCCGCCAGGCTGTAATCGCTGTCTCGGGCCAGATGTGTACCACTCATACACACTATCAAACACCGTAGGATCACCCTGCGCTAACCTAGCCTCTTGCTCCGAATGGGGATCGTCAATAATAAGCAGATCGGCGCCCTTACCAGTAACAGTACCCCCCACCCCAATAGCAAAGTAATCCCCCCCATGATTAGTAGCCCAACGGCCAGCAGCCTTAGAATCAGCCCTAAGACTGACATTCGGAAAGATCTTCGCATATTGCTCACTATCCACTAAGTTCCTGACCTTCCGGCCAAATCCCACCGCCAACTCAGCCGTATTAGAAGTCTGGATCACCTTCTTATTAGGGTAGTTCCCCAAGAACCACGCCGGCAGCATATTAGAAGCAAACTCAGATTTCGTATGACGCGGCGGCATATTAATTATCAGCCGCTTCAACGTCCCCGCAGCAATCTCCTCAAACTTCTTAGCCATAAGAGCATGGTGTCTCCCATGTATAAACCCCGGCCACATCTCATGCACGAACGACATAAAAGACTTCTGCGCCCGCTCACGGACTACAGCAT